ACTTCGACTCGGTATATTTATTTCCACTCCACTGAAACATGGACAGTATGGGCTAGAGGGGGGGGGGGGGTTTTCGGCGGTACCTGGAGTACTTGGGGGGGGTATTTTTTAGCGGTACCTGGAGGAAATTTTGAGCTGTGGGTCGAACTTGACAGGAGGGTGGGGGGGAGTGTACTCACTGTAAGGAGTAGAGGGGGGGGCTAGACAAAGAGAATGTAGAGAGAATGTAGAGAGAGTGTAGGGAGAGTGTTCTTCCTTCTTCTAGGTCTAGTCAGTTAAGTCAGTTGGGGGGCTTGGTGTCGATCCATTCGTTGAGGTTGCAGAAGAGTCGGAAGAGGAGGGTGTGTTCGAGCTGCGGGAAGAGGATTGAGAGGGGGGAGGAGTTCTGGGCAAGGAACGCTTCGGTTGAGGACAGGGAGGGGAACCGGTTCTACGGATTTTTTCAGACACACAGGGGGTGTGAGTGGCTGTGTGGGGAGTTAGGGATAGGGAAGGAGAGGGAGGACAAGGGGATGAGTTTCCCTGGGTGGATACCTGGGGTTCTTTCTGGGATGGAGAGGGAGGAGTTGGTGGGGCTCGAGGGGTGGAGTGGATTGAGTTCCGTAGCGAAGGAGAAGTTTCTGGGGTTTATGGAGAAGGGTGGGAAGAAGAGGAGGGAGCCGAAGGTCGAGTATCGGTATTGGAATTCAGACACGAAGGAGAGGACATCGTTCAAGTCGACGATGGAGGGTCTGGGTAAGATTCTCCCCCCGTGTGATAGGGTCTGACCATGGCTGAGAATCTCATCAACGCGGGCCTTGCTCAGAAGATTGCCGAGCTCCGAAGGGCCGATGCTTTGGAGAGGGAGAGGCGTCTGGGGGCGGCAGAGGCTGCTGTGCCTCCATACGAAGACCTCATCCAGCTTGGCCCTGCTCCAGAGGAATATACGCCTGTCCCGCGCCTTGGTCCGCCTGGGCCGGGAGGGATGGGCCCAAGAGAGATGATGCAGCCCGAGTATTGGGGGAACCCGTGGTCGTCACCAGAGTCTCCTGGAAGAGCAAGTGATGTTCCGGCCGTAGAAGACGCTCGCCTGCGCTACATCGGGGCAATGGCTGGTTCTGCACCCCATAAATGGCCGAACGCTGCGTTTGAAGACTGGTTTGCAGCTAACAAACAGGCCACTGGATACCGATATCCCTTTATTCCGGCCATGAGAGAGCAAGAGCGCCTTCTTGAAGAGGCCCGCGCTCAGGAGGCCGCACGGCAGATGGCTCTCGAGCAGATGCTGAGAGCTTCTTCGACGAGGGATTTGGGCGGAAGGTCGCCGGTTTGATTGGTGGCTGGAAGGGAGGCAATCCCGTAGAGATTCAAAAGAGGCCAGAGAACCTTCGGTACGGGAAAGAGTATCCGATGTCCACCTTCTCTCGCGAGAGGGTTCCATACGAGGGTCAAGCCGTCTCAGGGGCTGGATTGACTGGAAGCTCTTATGGAAGTCCCTATGACGAAACGGGCGTAGAGCTTTCTGATCGGGTTCACTTCCCGTATGCCAGACAGTTCGCTCAGGGCAGCTTTAACTACATCCCCCCTCAGCAAATCCCAGAGGACTACCTGTTCCCAGGCGAGGCAGGGGTCCTGGGTGCCCATACTCCGAGTCAGCTCAGGGGCGAACTGAGGAAGATGGATGATCCGACCCTGCGAAAGTATCTCTTTGGAAGAGAGATGCCGAGGGAGCACAGCGGCTCTTCCGTGGGAGATATCACGGGTGCCATGCGGGGCCGCGTTGACCTAGACCCGGCATGGTCAGTCGCCTATCAGCACTACCTAGACAGGACAGCGTCCGAGAGGCCGCAGGTTCTCGCCTCTCGAGGTCCACTTTCCGAAGACGACGGGATTGTTTCCCTGGGGGCTTTGCAGAGAGCTCGCCAGTAAAGAGGGGCCGGCTCCGCGCCCCCGCAAAGCCGACCTCTCCAGGCCCCAGACTATCTGGGGCTTTTTTGGTTCTGGGTATTCAGGACTAGGGCGGGGGAGGAGTAAGGAAGGAGGAGAAACTCCTCCCCGGCCCATGTCTCAGTCCTGAGAGGAACCAGGAGTCCGCCTGGTTCTTGGAGCCACACTGGACGAGGATGGCTCATCCAGAAGGTACCACCTCTCCAAGAGAGGGTCTAGTCGTTGTCAGGTGTGTGGGTGGGGGTGTAGTGTCTGGACATGCCTCTCTATAATGATCTGGAAGTTCGCCCGTCTGTTCGCCTTGAGCCCACAGACCAGATGGATATGAGTACTTTGGCCCTAGAGGCGGCAAAGGCAGGAGCCCTTGGTGCTCCTGTGGCTGCCGGTGGTTTGGGGGCGGTGCGGGGCGCGATGATTCCCTATGCGGAGCGGGAGGCTGCCCTGAGGGCGGCGTCTGGTTTGGCAGAGGCGAGGTTGGCGGATGTTATCCCTGGGACGAGCCTCAGGATTGGGCCAGAGGTGCGAGCCGCGCTAGAGGAGTATACGAGACGGCACCAGGAGAGGTTCCCCGGAGAGCCCGTGGTTGGCGAGGGAAGCAGAAGTGGCCGTCGAGGCATCAGGCAGACGGCGATTCTTAATCCAGAGATTGATCCAGGCGACTATGTGGGTGCCCGAGAGGCCATGAAGATGAGCCCGTCTCATCCGCTGTATCGGGATCCGGGGGGGGAGCGGGCGATTCGGTCAGAGATGTGGCGCGACACCGTTGGCGACAGGCTGCGAAACTACAAGAGGTCCGCGCCGCTTGGTGTTGACCCGTGGTCGGACGAGATAAGAGCGCTAGACGAGGCGAGAAGGGTAAGGGGCGAGGCGCGGGCTGCAGTGCGAGCAGGGCCGCGACTTGGCGGCGCGCTGAAGTCCGGCATCAAGGGGATGCTGAACCCCGCAAGTATTGCTGCAGATGCCCTTCTCGGAGGCGCTGTCGGAGCAGGCTCTGCATTGGGTGGTTACGCTGCTGGCGGCGGCTCTCCAGAGTCAGCCGGTCTCTTCACAGCTCCAGGTCCCGGATATGAAGGGGTAGTCTCGCCAGAACTCATCGAGCGGATTGCTGAACAGAAGGAGAGGGAGCGGGAAGCCGAAAGGCAGCGTCTTCTCCGCCAGTACGAAGCCTCAGGCTACGACTTAGATCCAAATATCAGGCTGAGCGAACTGAGGTAGATGCCTCTCTACAACGACCTCGAGGTGCGCCCCAGATACGGAAGTGCCTTGCCTTCCTATGCGCCAGAGGAGGTGAGGCTTGAGCCCACAGACGAGTTAGATCTGAAGCGCTTGGCGTTAGAGGCTGCGAAGGCGGGGGCGTTGGGGGCTCCAGTAGCTGCTGGTGCTGGTGCTGTTGGTAGAGCTGCCAGAAATTCAAGAGCTATCAAGGCTGCTTCTGCTGCAACTGCCGATGAACTGTTTGACCAGGCGGCTTTGGCTTTTGCGCGAAACCCTGGATATAACGCCAGGTGGATGCTTACTCAGATGAGCCCAGATGACTTTCTGGCTCTGGCGAGGGACTTTGATGATTATCCGGACATCGGTCTTGGGGACTTCTTCGGCGCTGGCCCCAATCCCAATAAGCTTTATGGCGTGTTGGGGGCGATTGAGTCTGGCTCCCCCCTCAGGGATATCCCTAGTCTAAAAATGACAGACCCCCGGTCTAGCTATTATCCAGAGGGTCGCGTTATTGAGCACGAAGGCCGACACAGAGCAACTGTACTTCGTGATCTTGGCTACGAGACCATGCCCGTAGAGCTTACGGCGCAAAACCTTCGGTGGGATTCGCAGGCCCCTGAGTCGCGAGTTAGTTGGGCGGGGCGGCCTGATTGGAACTATATCGAAAATCTTCCATCTGAACTTGGCAGCGAAAGCCCGTTCAATGATGTAGCAGCCAGGACTAGACCCGCCCCGTATCACACAGAAGGCCCTCTTCGAGGTCAGGCCCTGAGGACAGAGGGAATCAGGCGACCCCTTGGAAGGCGTATTGCTGGTGGGCTTGGCCGACTTGCGCGGTCTGCTTTCAGCCCTGCCCAAATTGCAGCGGACTTGGTGCTTGGTGGTGCCGTTGGAGCAGGCTCTGCATTAGGGGGGCACTTTGCCGGCGGCGGCTCTCCAGAGTCAGCGGGACTATTTACTCCTCCGGGAGAAGGCTACGAAGGTCTCGTCCGAGCTGAAGACATCGAGAGAGTCATCGCTCAGAAAGAACTCGAGAAGGAAGCCGAAAGGCGACGCCTTCTTGAGCAGTACAGGGCGACCGGGTATGACCTGGACCCGAACACAAGACTGAGCGAACTGAGATGACTTCCGAAGAGAGAGAAGACGAGCAAGACCTGTTCGACAGGTGGGAAGGGCTGTACGTTGCCGAGGACAGAGGCCTACTGTCTCTCGAGCGACCTCACTCGAGCTTTCAGTTCCCGCACATCGGCGTTGAGCTCGCCGACTCTTCTCATGTTGTCCATGGATGTCGGGGATTCTCTGGTCTGAGTCTCAACGCGAACTAGGTCTTTCTCGAGCTGCTCCGTTCGGAGCTTGAGTTCCTGAACCATCGGGTCTTGGCTTATGGATGCTGCAGATTCCTGGAGCGAGCGAACGTCTGCCCTCAGGTTGTAGTAGACGCCGGCAAGGGTAAGCGCCTGGGCGATGGCGTATAGGACCAGGGCGATAACTGCCTTCAGCGGCAGTCGCGCCTCTGTGATGTCGCCGCCGCTAGGCTCGCCGCTTTCGACCTCTTCAGCAAGCGCCTCTGCGACAGCGCCTTTGATGACGTCGATCTGCTTGGTTGTTCCCCATCGACCGCTGCCGCCTTCCGTCATTTGATGTATGTGTCTGCCGACAGATTGGCTGCATTGAATGCGGCGATTTTCTTACTTGACTCCAGGTTCTGGTTCTCGATGGCGTCGAGGAATTGTTCTCGATGGCGGGTTCGTCCTCCGACATCTCCCAACAGCTTGGCGCCTCTCAAGGCGTCCTTCATCTCGGCGTAGGTTCGCTTGCGAACCTTCTTTCCCTGCCGCTCGATGGCTTGGTTGGCTTCCTCGAGGCTGGGCGCTCTGTTGATCATTTCTTCTTCCGCATCTTGGACAACGTCTTGGCGAGGTTGGCCTGTTTCTTCGTCCTGGTCGACGCCTTCGACGCCTTTGCGGTGACCTTTCTAGCGTAGGAAGCCGTGCTCATGCCAGCTCGTTTGGCCTTTGCCTTGAATGCTCCAGGTCGCTTGATGGCTCCCTTGATCCACTTCTTCTTGCTGGACTTGTTCTTCTTTGTTGCCATTGGTGTACCTTGACGTGCAATTGTATTAGCGTCCCCCCGAGGGATGTACACCAACAGGAGGCAGGATGAGTTTCGACCCAGGTGAACTTACGGTCAAGCGTGCTACCGAGGCGCTTGTCGGTCTTTCGGACGAAGAGCTTGAGGCAGTCTACGACGCCGAGCTCGAAGGGAGGGGTCGAGTTTCTCTTCTGAACGCCATCACCTCGAAGAGGGATGATCTTCGGGAGGCCGCTCCGTCTAGCCGCGTTCCCGGAATTCGTAAGTATCGAACGAGGGATGGGGGGAGAATTTAGTTATGACAACGATGTCGGCAGCAGCCACCTACAGAAGGAAGGTCAAGTAGACCATGACTGTCTCTACACAGGAAACGAACATCAAGTCCTACCTCAAGGCCAGGACGCTTACCATCGAGCAGCTCGACAGTTGCCTGAAGAACGGCGAGCTCCAGCGAAGGTTCAAGTCGTATGTCTCTAGCGGTCGCTCGCGAGACGAGGGTCCGATGGCCGAGACTGAGGCTCTTGAGGAGGCGATGATGGACGTGTTTGTCGGCGCGAAGAATCGCGGCTTTCGCCTCTATCGCAACTACGCCACCGAAGAGCACGTCAAGCGGCTCAAGCGCATCATGACCAACAAGCTCGAAGGAATGAAGGTCGACATGTTCCTGCCTGACATGGTTGGCCTTCGCAGCCAGCTTCGGAAGACGGGCGATATGTCGATGTTGTCTCACTACCTGGCCGCAGAGCAGGACGGCAGGAACGACGACGGAGAGGTTCGGCCGGATGCCGTGAAGGCAATTCTGGCTCGGATTTCTGCCGTTCAGAAGAATCAGGCGTCTGTCGCAACTTGACTGAGACCGAGGAGTACAAGGACTTCCCGACGTTCTCAGAGGAATACCTGAAGATACTGAACCGGCCTGAGACTTCCATGTACGGGAAGATCGGCCAGACGGTTCCGTTCAAGCTCAACGCCATCCAGACGGACTTCTATCGCCGAATCATGAAGGCTCGAGAAGAGGGTCGACCGGGCAGATTCATTGTTCTCAAGGCAAGGCGAATGGGCCTGAGTACGGTGACCCAGGCCTTCATGTTTCATCAGTGTCTGACGAACAACGACAGGCGAGCGTTCGTCACGGCAGTCGATAGAATCACGACCAACAACATCTTCATGATGGCGAAGAAGATGTACGACAACCTGCCCAGGGCTGGGTCTGGTGATCCTAGAGCGAAGCCAAAGAAAGCGGACAGCCCAGAAGAGGCGATGGAGAAGGCTTCAGAGAAGGAGCTGGACCTGAGGCCAGAGCTCAGGAGGAACAACGACAACGAACTGTGGATGACTCATCCGATTGATGAGACAGCCGGGCTGAACTCCAAGTTCGAGGTGTCTGTCGCAGACGCCGTTCACTCGACTCGAGGCTTCGAGATTCACTACTTTCACGGGTCGGAGATTGCGTTCTGGGCAGACCCAGAGACCTTCATGCTGGGCCTGATGCAGACGCTGTCAGACGACCCGGAGACTCTTGTGGTCCTGGAGAGTACGGCGAACGGTTCTGGCGGCTACTTCCACCGTGAGTTCTGGAAGGCCTGGAACAGGAAAGAAGTCGACGACCCGATGGATAGCGAGTGGGAGGCGATCTTCTACCCGTGGCATGCCATGCCGAACTACCAGAGGGCGCTGCCAAGCGGCCTTTCTCTTGAAGATACCGTCTCGAGGTTCGACGACGAACTCCTCTCGATGGTGCAGAGCTATGAGCTGTCGCCCGAGCAGGCGTATTGGGCCTACAGGACGTGGCAGGACAAGTGTCAGGGCGACTGGGACCTGTTCAAGCAGGAGTATCCAGGGAAGCCGGAAGAGGCGTTTGCGTTCTCAGCCAGTCGCGTCTTCGAGGAGCCAGACGTGGCAGCAATCGAAAGAGAGGCGGTCGTCAGGCCCAGGTTCGTGGGAGACATCGTTGACGACTCGCCCGGAGTCGAGGGGCCAGAGAGAACCAGAATCAACCTCGCCGGCTACATGGAGCCAAGGCTCAGCGGAAGGGGGAGTTCTGATTCGGATGCTTTGTGGGCCTGGGAAGAGCCAGAGGAAGGGGTGAAGTACGTCGTTGCGGTAGATCCCGCCTCTGGGAAGTCCTCAGGCGACTTCACCGCAATTCAGGTGATTCGCGTAGATAGCAGAGTCCAGGTGGCCGAGTATCAGGCAGGCCGAGGCGCTCCAGACCTCTGAGAAGGCGGTGCTTCTGGCGAGGCACTACAACGACGCCCTTCTTTCCTGGGAGATCAACGGAGTCGGCCATGCGGTGTCTCTCGGCATCATGCAGACTGAGTACTGGAACCTGTATCAGCGCGAGCAGATAGAAGCGGTGAACTTCGAGTCCAGGTTTGGTTGGACGACGACGGTTGCAACGAAGCCCATGATGGTGTCTGTTGGCATCGATATCATCTCCTCGAGGATGCCGGTCGTCAGAAGCGCGAGACTCGTCAAGGAAATGCGAATGTTCATGGAACTGACGAAGAAGGCGACAAGTTCTGTAGCTCTGGTTTCCGGCGATGAGATGTATAAGAGGGTGAAGGTCGGAGCGCCGCCTGGAGAGCATGACGACCTTGTAATGTCGTGGCTTCAGGCTCAGACTGTCTGCGATATCGAGGCTGGCACCGCGAACCGGAAAGACCCGAGAGAGAAGGAGTCTCCTCCGCCGAACCAGTCAGCGTGGGAAGAGGACGACGACTTCCGACCTGTTAAGCGGCGAAGCGTTGGCACTGGGTGGGTGTGATGGCGAAATTTGACCCTACGAAGCTCCCCATCAAGCAGGAAGATGCAAGCCTTCTGATGGACAAGGTCCTGGTGGCTGAGTCGATCATCAGAAAGGCGCACTTCGATGACTGGAGAAGGCTTCTGGATTCCTATCGCATGGGCGTTGAGAAGGCAGATGGCTCCAACGGGCTAGCGCTTATCTCCGCCACGCTGGACAGCATTAAGCCTCATATTTTCCACAATGATCCGGCCATCTATGCCAGGCCGCTTCGTCCGTCTGACATGGGAGACGAGAAGCTCCAGGCGAAGGTTGCCGAAGCCGCCCTGTCCTATGAGTGGACCGAGGGAGGGTTTAGCGCAGAATGTCAGCGGGTCTTGGACGATGCTCTGATCCTTTCTGCTGGAATCGGAAGGGTTACCTACCAGCCTGCTGGGGTGTTTGTTCCTGTTGAGGACTACGACCGGGACTTGGATGAAGCGGAGTCTTCTGACGAAGATGCTGCAATGCAGACGATTAGAGACAGGCTGGAGGAGATGGGGATCCCTGCAGATAGGCCTGCGGCTCATGCGACGCTGCTTCGGGTCAGCCCGTTCAATTTTATCTTCCCGCCGGGGTATGACGAAATCCGAAGGATGCCCTGGGTTTCCGTCAGGCATCTGATTCACATAGATGAGGTCATGAACGATGACCGATTTGCCAATACGAAGGACCTGATCGCAGACAAGGTCAAGTCTCTTGATGAACTGAACGAGTCTGAAATTGGAAATGTGTGGCGTCGGGAAGAGGCGGAGCACGTTGAGATTTACGAGGTCTGGTACCACGCATGGGCTAGTCGGATGGTTCGATCTGGGGGAAGCCGAAGGCGTAGGCGCGTGAAGGAGATGCGGGTTCTCTGGGCATGCCGCCAGGGGAGCGGCGGCGACGATCTTGTGGTCTTGAAGCATGCCCTGAGCCCGTTGGATATGGAGGGCTATCCCTTTGTGGACCTACGCTTCGAGAAGGTGAACGACCAGTTCTACGGAATCTCTCTGGTGCAGAAGGTACTTCCTGTTGCCGAGCGAGTTCAGAGATTGCTGGATGGAGCGATTGACGGGCTCGAAGCGTCGATGGCGCTCAAGACGATCTACAAGGACGGCATTTTCGACAAGAACGCAAAGGCGGCGCTTGGCTCTAGGGTCTCGCAGATGGTTGCAGCCAAGAGCAAGAACGTCAGCGCAGACGTGAAGAACCTCGTAATTCCGGCCTTTCCTCAGGAGTTTGTTGGAACGCTTAACATTCTGCGTTCGTTCATGAATGAGGTTGGAGCGGGAGATGAGGCTCTTCGTGGGGGCCGGTCTTCCGCCAAGAGTGCGACTGAGGTCTCTTATAGGGCGGCGATGCACGCCGGAAGGTCTGAGAACAAGCTCAGGGAGTTCGAGAAGTTCGTTCAGATCGTTGCCAGGAAGACGCTCCAGGTGATGCAGCAGTTCTATGACGCAGATCGCTGGATTCGGATTGCCGGCGAAGAGCTTCCAATCAGCTATTCGAGAAACGACATTCGAGGCGAGTTCGATATCGGCGTTCACGCCGGCAGCATGAAGCCGGTTGGTCCGGAGGCTGAGAGGCAGTCGTATATCGGGTTTATGAATGCGCTGGCGATGGCGGCTCAGTCTCTGACTGCAGCCCAGGTTCCGCCAGAGGCGATTGCAATCTTCTATACGAAGGCTCTTGATCTCTGGGAGCAGGACAGCCCGGCGATT